CACTAACGTCATACCTTTCTTGCCTCCTGTTCCTACAATGTCCTTACAGAACCCAAGCTGTTTAGCTGTCAGTTCCACACCAACAGCAGAAGTTCTTTTAGTCTTATCTTGGTTAGACTTGCCACCATTTAACAGCTTTAGGTTTGGCTTATTGTCTTTCTTATCTGTCATTTTAATCCTCCAATATAATTACCTGTAAACTTTACGTAAACTTTTACTCTGCTATTTCTAAGCAGGTCACTTCTAAAACAGGATAACATTTAATTACCTTTGTTTGTAGGTCATAAACATAATTAAAATAAATCCAAGAAAAATGCCTCACCAACCTTACTAGTCATAGATACTAAATTAATTAACTTTGGAGTTACTAAATGCAGATAAAAATCAAAACAATACTAAATGAGATCGATAACCAAAACCTATGTTTATACAGGGGAAAAGATTATTTCTATTTTACCTATTCAAATATAGATGAAGATTTCTTTGAGACTTATTCTATCTATGCTTACAGGCTGTATGATTTGGGTTTTAGTGAATGGATAGAATATGGAAAAGATTTTTGTGCCTTTTGTGAAGAGACTATAAGGCATCAAAACTATTGTAGCTATTAACAGCCTTTTAAAGGTCATACAGACCATGTTAGCCCATACAGGTATGATTAGTTATACTTTTATGTTTCAAGGTTTTTGTTGTCCACTATACGTTACAGACCATCTGATAAAAACTTTACGTAAACTTTAAAGTAATAAAAGAATACAGGTAAACATTAGATAATATATGTTAACCCAACTAAGTAATTATATAGTTGACACCCTTTATCATGGGTGTATAAGGAGTTAGCACCTTGGTTCATACTATATTTAACATGTTAACCATTGTTCAAACATCCGGCTCAGACATCCCCGGATAAGACTTAAAGACTGTCTCGTGAAATTCGAGGCTCACAGGTTCAGATTAAAGCCTTACTGTGAATTAGGTCGATGTTAATAAAATACTGTAACCAACTGTGTAGTTGGTCTGACGATCTCTAAAGAGTGAAACAGTTAATCAACAATGGAGTTCATAAATGACAGACAATCAAAAAGCTAAGTTTGATGAGTTGTATAACTCAATGGATTATCTAATGCCTATACTGAGACAGAACTGTCAAAGTCAAGTAAGTGCATCTGATACCTATCATGGCATAATTTTAGCAATGGCTAAAAAATCAAGTAAATAATCAACAGGAGCTGTAACATGAGACAAGTAATCAAAAAAGAAATCATGAATGAAACGAGAACCACCAAACACACGAACTTCAAATATGTTTATAGGTTGCATTACGTCATGCAAATAGTTGATGGAATAATTAATATTTCAAAACATGAAAGAAAGTTCAGAGACTATGCAGTTCAAGGAGGAGCTGAAACTCATGGTGGTTGGTATTATACACCAATCAACAGGCTATCAAAACAATGGGATAAAGCAGTCTCATATTTTTCTGACGAATTATTTGATTATTTCATTTTGCTTGACGAATTAAAAAGTCCAACTGACGAGACCTAAAGAGGTCGAAACATTGAGCAGTAATTATTGCTCTTTGTATTGGAATAAAAACAAACAAACCGGAGTTACCAAATGCAGAAACATAATTATTCTAAAAAAGAAATTACTGCCCATACAAATACAATCAAGAAAATGGTTCGTAAGTGTATGAACCACCTCAAGAAAAAAGAGTATGAGCTAAACATTACTACATCAGATGTTGATAAGGCTGTGGCTGTTACAAGGATCGTAAATAAATCTGCTAATGCCACATATGTTAAACATGGAAGAAATAATACAGTATCAGCTATGCAGTTTAACCTTAGTTATTATCAGCATATAGATGAAGAACATTATCAGAGAGAGTATAAAAACTTTGATAGTGATCCTCAAATTGGGGGCAGAAAATGTCTCAATTTAAATCATGCATATTTAATAACAGTCAGTCATGAGGTCAGTCATTTAGTGCAACGTATCCAAGCACCTAAAATAAAAAGGTTTGCTAAAACTCACAGCAAATCTCATGGCGATTGTTTCAAATCAATCTATCGATATTTAAGAAGAGACCTAGTCAATCCAATTATTGACAAGGATATAATAAATCAACAAATCAAACCAACCAAGGAGATCAAGACGATGCTTAAAAAATCAATAATATCAAACGACATAGCCAAGCAGTTAGCCACACAAGAGGCGAGACATGTTAGCCTTAAAGGCTTAAATAAAAATAATGCTACTGAGATGAGCGATATAAAGGTCGATCAGTTTGCAACTTTAATGCCTGTTGTTGCATCAGTACCAAGGAACGACACAGCGAATATTTCTGAGGCATCAAGTACAGAAATACTAACTACCTTAGTGACAGCCTGTAACATGACAGATACTCAAAGCGATCTGTTCAAAAGAAATTGTGTTTTGTTTTGTGCAAAGCATGATTTACCTAAATCAAACTGTACTAAAGAGTTTGTTATAGATTTGTTTGATGAGCTAGGCATAACCTCGCAAGCAAAACTTATAAGTCATAACAAGGGCGAGGATGTTAAGTCTCCTCTAGATCAGATCATTGATAAGCTGTGTGGTCTTAAAACTAAGACAGGCAAGCAAAGAGATGGTTTGATTATGACACAGGCAGAGCTTGATCAATTCTCAAATGATCTAGTAGCCAAGTTCAATATAGCTGATGCCGGAAGAAAGGCTATTGATGAGGCAATAGAAGAAAATGATCATGTAAATGAAATGGTCAAAACATTTGGTTAGGTTGGTAGGGGATTTATTCCCCTACTATCATTACTATCATCAAAAATGGAGACAAAGAATGAATAGAATTCAACAACGAAATAAAGAAGATTTTATATCTTTTTTAAAAGAAGTTTTAGATTTGTTTAAATGGTTATGTGTTGCTTTTACACTTGCTTATTTTTCTGCAAGGCTTGCCAATTTAGATACTAATTTAGGAGTGCTTTTATGAGTAGATTTAAAAATCAATATTTCACAGTAGGAACTGAAGTGGAATATCCTAAATATTGGAATGATCAACAAGATATAAAAGTTCTTATTCATGAACAATTAGAAGACAGCACAAACGAGCAAGTATTAAAAATGGCTGTTGAAAGATTTGGCAATGAGTATGAAAGTTTTATTAAAAAATACTTAGAAGAATTAAAAGCTGATTGGGATAATGCAGACGATCCTATAATGAAACAAGACAAGAAAAAAGGTCAGTACAAAAAATTTCTGCGAAACAAACTTAACAAAAAATGGAGTAAGTAAATGCGATTATCAAATGTAAAAAATGCAATTCAAGCAATGTTAATTCACAACTACAATCTAGGCGATACAGCCAACAAGCAAGACTATCTAATACCATATATGAATGGTGGTGTTGGTATTGGTAAAACAAGTGTTGTTTATCAATTGCTGTCTGATGAGTTAATAGTCAAAGCTGTGAAAAAAATGTTCCCGGATTTCAAAGGAGATGAGCTAGGATTAATAAATTTTTCTCTTGCTCAATATGATCCCTCAGAGATTGCCGGTTGGTTAGTTGCCTCTAAGGATGGCGAGACAATGAAGAGGCTAAGACCAAGTTTTATGCCTCTTGATGGTTATGGAATTATCTTTGTTGACGAGGTTGCACAGGCAACTCTTATGTCTATGAATATTCTAGGTCAGCTTGTTGATGAGAGAAGATTAGGGGAGCATTACCTACCTAAAGGATGGATGGTAGTAAGTGCCGGAAATCGCCTGTCAGATAGAGCCGGATCAAACAAATTGCCATCACAGTTGAGAGACAGATTTACTTATCTTGATGTCGAGGCAAACACAGATGACGTTCTTGAATACTATGCTAAAAATGGTGTGGATCACAGGATCAATTCTTGGTTAAAGTTTGACGATCAGTTCATTCATAAATTTGATGCATCACAGGACAATAACTCAACACCTAGATCAATTGAAAGAGCCGGTGTTATCCTTGGTCTCAAGTTAGACAACCTTACTTTAAGAGGCTGTCTTGATGGTCAAATTGGTGCTGTCGCATCTGCTAGTCTTATGGCTCACATAAAGCTACATGATAAGTTGCCGGACTTTGATAAGATCATTTCTGATCCTATGAATACAGCAGTACCGGAAGATCGTGGAGTTCTCTATGCCTTATGTGGTTCTTTAGGTGTGAAGATGACAAAAGACAATGCTGATCCTATTCTTCAATACATTCAAAGAATACCGGAACAGGAGTTCATGGCATTTATGTTAAAGGATGCGATCACAAGAAATAAGACTTTGGTTCAATCTCCGGCAGTAAGACAGGTGCTTGGATCAAAAGGCAGTTTAAAAGACTTACTGCTTTAATTAACTCTTGCCTACTTAGGTGCTTGCTTGAGTAGGCAAAACTTTACGTAACTTTTTACAGGGGATCATAATGATTGATTTAAATACAAGGTTTTCAAAAGCAAGAATACAATTAGCTTGGGATGTAGAAGAAAAAGGACATTCTTTTTATGGCTGTATATTAGTGAAGATGCAGATCATTAATAAGGATGACATAGACACGATGGCAACTGATGGTAAGGATATCTTTTACAACAAAGAATTTACTGAAGAGCTAAGTGATAGCGATCTTAAAGGTGTATTAGTTCATGAGGCTATGCATAGAGGCTTTAAGCATCATCTAAGACAAGGGGATCGTGATCCACAGATTTGGAATATGGCATGTGATTTTGCTATCAATCCAATAATAAAAAAGTCCGGATTAACCTTGCCTCAAGGTGCTTTGATTGATCCAAAGTTTAATGGTTGGATGGCAGAAAAAATTTACAATGAAATATTTTCTGCAAACAATTCCAACAAACAAAAGCCACAGGATGGGCAAGGGCAAGGAGAGAGTACAGGCGAACCTCAGTACAAGCCTCAGTCTTGGGGAAACATAGAGGGCAACAAAGCTACAGAAATGTCTCCGGAACAATTGAAGTCTGAAGAGGCTGACATTAACGAAGAGATATTCCAAGCAGTACGACAGGCTAAAGAAAGAGGAACTATTCCGGCTGAAGTTTCTAATATGATTAAGGTCATGGAAAGATCAGACGTTGATTGGTCTGACGTTGTTGTTCGTCATGCTATAGGAGACAACCCGGATGACTTTACATTTCGCAGACCTCATAGAAAAATGTTTGTTACTCACGATATATATGCCCCAACCATTCAATGTAATGGTGTTGGTCATATAGTTGTTGGTATAGATAGCTCCGGATCTGTAAGTCAGAAAGAGTTAAACTATTTCTTAGGTGGTCTTAATGAAATTTCTTTAGAATTAAAGCCTATGTCTGTGACCATCATCACATGCGATGCAACAATTCAAAATGTTATTCGTTATGAGCAAGGCGAAGAAATAGAAAAAATGTCTGCCAATGGTAGAGGTGGAACATGTGTTGCCCCTGTATTTAATTACATCAAAGACAATGATGTAGAGGTGGACAGCTTAATATACTTTACTGATATGGGTATTCATGACTTCCCAAAAGAAGAACAGCAATATCCTGTTTTATGGGTAAGTACAGATATGAACTCTAATGATGCCCCTATAGGTCAGACTACATTTATGAAGATGAAATGATTATCTTCACTAAATGCGAGGCTCTAGGATGCCCATACAGGGGCAAAGCAATATGCTCCTGTATGATCGCACCCTCAAAATTACTACTATCATTACTATCATCAAATCAAAGGAAAAAATTATGGAAAGTATAACATTTAAGACAAGAGATGTTTTAGTTAAAAAAGAAAACATTATGATATCATTTGAAAAATTCTTAGAAGATGGAATAAAAACATTTGGTTTTAACGATAAACAAAAAGGATATATTATAGGATTTCTTACTGTAAACAGTAGGGGGAGAACTTCTCCTTTTGGAAAAAAATTATCTGATGAAGAATATACACAATGCACGAACATACTTGAAAACGAAGACCATCATACAAATCATGCTTTTTCTTCTGTAATGCATATGGTCACTTCATTAAGAAGTCACAGGAAGTATCGTAAACTTGGATCAGCTTTACATACCAAGAATAATAGAAAAGAAAGAAATTACACTCATAAATTTTTTGGTGGGCAATCTATACATGAGAAAAATATTAAATTGACTATGAACTATGCAAATGGATGGTGGCATAGAAATCATGAAAGAACCAATATAACAATAGATTGTAGTGTTTTGAATAGCCAAATTGCATTAATACCGGCTAAACAAAAAAGATCAGAGGGTTATGATTATCATAATTTTAATAATGAATTATTCTTACAGCCATCTTGGTTTAAAAATATTTTTTTAAAGGGATTAACTCATACAGTTTATAAAAGTAAACTTGCTTTTGTTGCATCAGCAAAGCCTATCCCTGTGGACAGGCTAAAAGTAAATGGCATTGATGTTTATAAAGTTGATTTAATTACTTGTCATGATGGTGTTATTGCCTTGGAAAAAGACCTTTGGTATTTAGCTTACCAAACAAAACCTTTTTCAGTAGAGACAAAAGAACTTGCTAGTTGGCAACGAGAAGAAACCACTCACGAGACAATCTATAATCCGGCAGTAGCTATTACATCTGCATCTGACAATTTCAGAAGAGTTGAAAATGTTATGAATGGTAGGGTTCAAAAAGAAATCTTAAAAAAAATGGGAGTGTAATATGAATAGAGCAGATTTGCATGAAACCTTTGGTCTAAATGCCTATGAGAAAAAGTATGGTGTTATTCCATTGGAGCAAACAGACGATATATTAAATTATCAATTCAAACACGTTGCAGATTTTATAATTGAAAATGCACCAAATATTTGTGACACTAATTATTTAGTTATTCGTGAAATTGTTGATGAAATAAATATTCGCAATGCCGGAGAAACAGACGAGCAGAGGATGCTTAGAGCTGTAGATTTAAATAAGGGAGAAGAAATATGAATAAAAAAAGAAATCTC